AAATCTTCTGCAGGTATAAATTTAGATACTGCTCTTTGCATCACATCATCATAGTAAACTTTTTTGAATGCAGAGCCAGCTAGAGCTAAATAAAATAATAACTGATCAAACTCTGGAGTATACTCTTCCATCTCTTCAGTGATCATGTAGTTCATAAAGTCTTGAACTCTTTGTGCTTGATCTACTTTTTGAGAATCTTCCATTCCAAGAACTCTAGTTCTTACGGGTCCCGATGATGGAAGTAATTCTTTATAAGCCTGTGCTTGAAATTGTGTAACAGCCTCGGATAAAAGTGGATGGGTCACGGATGCCGAACCTTTAAACGGTCTCGTCATCTCTGTATGCTTAATACCTAGGAGATCTAAATTATTTGTATAAGATGTTTCCCAATCCTTACGTGAGATCCTATCCTTTTTATAATCGTCAAGCAATTCATTCGACATTCTTTGTAGAACATCATCAGACATATCTTCCGCAAGATTCTTGTAGAAGTCTTCTTGTTCAGACATAGCGTCATCCAGTTTTACTGGACCGTCTTCAGTCGTTTCTTCTAACTCGATATCTACTTCTTCTGTCTCAGGAGTTTCCGACTCCGTCTCAATTGCTTTATCGATTTCAGCCATTAGTAAATTTTAGTTTTCTTATTTCTACCTAATTTGCATTTAGCCATAACAGATCCGCCAGATTTAAACAAGGGTTTTTCGAATCTAAAACCAAATAGTGATGGTCCTTCTGAAACTTTTTTCATACCAGCACCCATATTTTTTCTTCTTTCCTCTGCTGCTTTGTTCGCTGCTTTAAATTTATCAATACTAGATTGTGAAAATTTATTATCTGTTTTAACACCAAACATTTTAAAAGGCCCACTTTGTAAAACATCTTTCTTTACAATTTTACCTGGAACTTTTTTAACTATATCTGGTTTAGCTTTTGGCATGATTGGAGTTTTACCTCTCATAGCTACATCTGAAGTCATTGCTTTTCTAGCTGTAGCCATTTTATCTCCTGCAATACCTGCAGCAGTTTTACCACCTAGCATCCCTAATTTAGATGCACCGATACCAAGAGCTAAAGCTCCTAATATCTTATTTCGTCTTCTTGATTTTTTTGACATTTCTTAATCTCCTAATAATATACGTATTTACGTTCCTTATAACTTTCCATCTCATCCTCGTCAGCATAAGTAGTTATAAAAGAACCTTGCCGATATCTTAACATAGCTTGTGTCGTACTGTCTACATAATCGTCATGTTCGCCATGAGGGAATGCTGCACATTCTTCAATAACTTCTTGAGCCCAATGTTCGTCTCGAGGAAAATACACTTGTCCAGATTCAAAAATAGGTGCAGTGGCGTTGACCCGTGAGTGTTTGTCCTGGCCTCGTCCTGGTGTGTAATCCATAACCGGTATCCCCATTCTTCTAAATTCTTGTAATAAACTTTGACCGCTGGCTTTAGCTTCAATGATCACGGTCTCTGGATTCCAGTATTTATATTGATCTAACGCTACCATTTTTAATTCTGGAAAATCATATTTACCTTTAATCGCATCGAGTAACATAATTGCATCTGGCCCTGATTCGTGAGGCGTGAATATTCCCCACGTAGTAATAGCTGAGTAATCCGCAGTTTGTTTTTTAGAGAAAGCTGTATCATAAGATTGTATGACATGTTTTAAAACTGGAAAGTCTCCTGTCCATGGTTGCCACCACTCTCGTTTTAAAATCGCACCTTCTTCTGAAGTTGGATTTTGCATATACTGAGCAGACCAGTTTCTAATTGAGATTGACGCTTTAACCTTTTCCAGTTCATCTAGAGACCAATACTCAGGCCACACGGGTCTCGCCTCTTGGTCCTCGCCTAAGATCGCTGGGAAAGAAATTGTTTCCCACTGGTCTGACTTAGGTTCATTTTGTGATTTTATTAATCGACCTGTTAAATCATCTTGAGCCCATCTTGTCATTACAAGTACAATTGAGCCTCCTGGTTGCAAACGTTGTCTTGGCCCTGATAGGTACCAATCAAAAGTTCTTTCCATTGCTGAATCTGACATTGAGTCTTGTTCAGTGTGTGGGTCATCGATAATAAGTAAGTCCGCCCCTCGTCCTGTGATTGAACCGCCTACCCCCGCTGCAAAGTATTCCCCACCATGATTGGTCTCCCAACGTCCTTTAGCCTTACTATCTTCTCGTAGTCTAACATCTCCAAAGATTTGTTTATACTCTGCACTGTCAATTAAATTTCTTACTTTAGCACCGAACCTTGCAGAGAGTTCTGCGTTGTGGGACACCTGCATAATTTTCATTTTAGGATTCTTTCCGATCATCCAAGCAGGAAAATAGATTGATGCAAATTCTGATTTAGTATGCCTAGGAGGCATATTTACAATGAGCCTTCCTTTTTTATTTTTAGATATCTTTGTAAACTCATGAGCAATATGTTGATGATGGCCCCACTTATCAGGATCTTTATCTGTACGACAAATAAAATCTGGCCAAACAGTTTTTACAAAGTACAAGAAGTTATCTTGACATAATTTAATATGTTTAAGCCAGGTTCTTTCGAGCCTCTCTCGTAATTGATCGGTGGTCAATAATTCTGCTTTACTCATCTAGATTCAATATACACCCGGGTCCCCTAAAAATAAACCCCTGTATTCTACAGCGACACACTACTTCTATATATGCTACAAACCTAAAGCTAATAATTAAGAATGTTTAAAAAAATTTCGTAAAAAAATAAAAAATAAAAGTTTTTGATTTTTGGTTTTTGGTTGGTACCTCTATAAACCCTGGCGCGCTAGCGCCAGGGAACAGGGAAACTATGCGCTTTTTATATTATCTATGAAGTTATTGAAAGAATACTTTCTAAATATTCTCCAGGCCTCATCAACCGCGCAAGGTTTAGAAAGTACTGGCGCCATTAACTTACACTTTTTATTGTGCGGTAAGTTATAAACAGAATGACCTAGTTCATGTAGTACTACATGTAATAAGTACTGATAACCTCTATCGATCGCTTTTTCAGTGATCCAGATATTAAGACCTCCGCCAACTCCTAAAACATTAGGCGCGCATTCTGTAGGCTGTCCTATTCTAACATTAACACGCGGTAACTTAATACCTCTGTCACGCGCTTCATATAAAATGTTTATAACCTGACGTCTTAACTTATAAGTGAAGTCATTCATTTTATTATTTTTAATTTCTTTTGTTTTCATTTTTTCCCCTTTGTTAGTTAAATTAAACATGATTTATATATATCCCATCTAGATAAGATAGTCAACTAATAAAATTAATTTTTTTCATTTTTATTCAACCTGGACGGGTACCCGTCCAGGTTGTTTTATGTTTATTTAACTATCTTTGTTTTTAGTTCCACGGCCTCCCCGTCTACGATAAATTTATTATAAAGATGCGGGTGCTTCTCCTGGAAAGCTTTCACATCGAAGCGCTTAGTATTTTTTCTAGATGCTTCAATATAATAAGATTTATTTTTATATTTATTAATTATAGATCCGCCCATTCGGTCTACAATCTCCAGGGCTTCCTCCTTAACGTTCACCCATAATTTATTATATGATTTACGTGTGTCGTTAATCTCGCAAGCTTGAAAAAGTTTTACGTTTTCAATTGGCGAGATTGCCTGGCTGTTTTTTGTTTTTTGTTGTGCTGTCATTTTTATACCTCTTTTGTTAAGTTGTTTTTAATGTTTAACACATCCCATCAATATAAGATATTTAAATATAAGTCAAATAAAAAATTAATTTTTTTTCTAGGCCAGGTTGTGCCTGGCCTAGTTTAGAGCAATTCTAAATAAGCATTAATAGACAGAATATAAAAACAAAGGTGAAGGGATAGAATAGAGCGAATCGGATCCCCATCGCTGCAGCCTTCTCCGTCCTGGTCGGTTTACGACTCATGATGCAACCTTAATGAAACTATTCGCGGTTACTTTCCGACCGAGTCCCTTTGCAACAAGTCCAATAACCACGCCCGAAGGGTCTTTAAATCTTAGGTCATGTTTATCGCCATCAATCACCCTTCGATCGTTAACGCTTGAACCGTGTGCGATTCTCCATCGCTTTG